ACCCCCCCTCAAGCGATCAGTGAGAGCAATATCACTACCGAGGTACAAATGTCTAGTGTTGGTAGTCACCGTCTTCCCGTGAAGGGAAGAGTAATTTCTGATTCAGAAGTTATTGGTCGCCACACGCCAATTTTTAATAACTTTCCATATGAAACCAACAAGTTTAACATGCTCGCAAAAGACGGAAGCAAGAAACAATACGTTCTGAAGAATTTCAGGAATATTGACTTCCAAGTAGTAGAGTGTGACTCTATGTTTAAAATCAAAGCTCAAGGAACCAATCTCAGAGAGCAAGCCTACAATTATAGTCACGAGTCGTTGACTAATGTTAGGATTGTATCTAATTTGTTTGTTCCTGAAATTTATTTGCAACATAATTGTTTATACTTGGCAATTTCTAAGTGGATAGCTATAACCAAACAACCACAACCACTCAGTATCATCAAAGAACTCATTTTAACACCCCCTCAAGCATGGCGTCAATTAGACTACCTGAGAACTCTAGAGGGAAGAGGTTTGCAAATTGAGATGATACATGAAACCAACCAACGCTTAATTCGAGGATTAAACATCTTCATTTTAAGTCAACCCTATCATGCTGAATATCTCGAGTTCGGATGTAATTCCAATTTACCTGACGAGTACCAAAATCTATGCAGTTGCTGTGAAGGTTGCCTTTGTTCTCCAATTCTTAAACCACCTGGAAAGAAGAACAATAAGAACGCAACTTTAATTCAAAATGCAAAGAATGAAGAGAAAGACAAAAAGAAAGGATTTGCTGACGGAAAACGAGAATTTAACAAGCAGAAGAACAAAAATGGGAAGAAGCATTGTGAACAGTGTAATAATTCTACTCACAACACAGCTGATTGCCACTTCACTGGTGAAGGGGGAATCTTGAAGTGTTTAGAGTGTTATGAAGATGGACATGCTATTCACACTTGCCCTGAACGTCTGGAAAGATTGGCTAGCGAAAAAGCAGCTAAAGAAGCCAAGTTCACTAACCAGAAAGTTCAAAACCAACCAAACAAAGAAGGAGAGTCAACTCCATCGGACAACAATGCACCGAAAAATAACAACAATTTATCTCACGATAAAAGAGAAAACAAGGGTCCCTCAGAAGTACCTGAAATGATCGAAGCAAACAGGAAGAAGCAAAAATTGGAAGCTAAGCGAAAATTGGAGCAGATAGCCAAGATCAAATCTCAAAAGGGGCAAGTTTCTTACCACCATACATCCAAAATGGAAGTCGAAGCACCGGCGTTGTATGTAGATCATCCAAAGAAGGTGTTAGTAACCAGGAAAAGGAATGGATACTCAGTGGAGAAACTTGAATTTATCAATTCCATAGTCAAGGAAGAAGCTATGGTTTTGCCTTGTAACACCCAACCCACCAGGGCAGACAACCCTCTAATTGATTACGGTTTGTATAGACGAACTGTACAAGAATTCAATTGGAACGAAGTTGAACCTGTCGCAACACTGACATCTCTGGTAGAAATACCAGCTTGTTTATTCAATTTACCAAGAGAAGTAGACTCTAAGTTAGCGCAAGCTAGAGCTGAGGAATGGATCAGTAAATGGATAGCACCAGCCACTGTTGCCATTGTCTCTTCTCCTCCTCATATGAGGTTGGCTTTATTACCAGAACACTTCGTCGAAGAAGAGGTTAATGAATTTATGACTCGCGAATGCAGTCCTCAAGTTTCATGCCAACACGATGAAGAGGGAAGGTTTATTCAGCCTAAAGGCAATGCTTTATCTTACTTGTTGCTTTCAGTGAGCGTCCTTATATTAATGAGTTTTATCCCACACATTTCTATAGTTCCTGAAACAATAATCTTCCTCATTCACTATTTCTTTACCTCTGTCAATAGCCAAATCAACGTTTGGTCTTATTGGAAATTAATCTTCTCATTCCTATTTTTCGTTCTCGCTTACATGACTTACGGATGGAGCAGAAGACCAATTAAACACCAAGACGGAGTAATAACACACTTAACTAGCTACGAAGCCTTATGTAACACCTGGTTGGTCCGTTACTTAATTAGCTCTTATGAAAATGCTAGCGAGAAATTTGAACATATCTCAGACTTAATCATGATTGTAATAATCGACCCGACTTTAAGGGTCCAGGACTACTTGGTGTCAACGATTACACATGTGAGATTAAATTTCCCGTTGTGGTGGATTATTTTCAAAGAAAAAGTCTCGAATAAATATAACTACTGTAAAGATTTAATGTTAGACTTAATTGACTATATTCTAGACAAATTCCAACAATTTTGCACTTATTTGGAAGTCAAAATAGAGGAATATGTAACACCAAGATTAATAGAAGTGTCAATTTTAGTTTACAGCAAAACTAAATCTGTTCTACTAGCCATGATTACTAAAATTCAATCTATCGGAGCACTGATATTCGATAGTCTTGTAATCCTAGCCACTCTTCCAGTTATAATATTCGCCTCTCTATTAGGGTTATTTAGAGGACTTCGAGACTTAGTGAATTATCTACTCAACTTAATCTTAATCATAGCTGATCCAATAGTAGATGCCTTAGTTAGACCAATTTTAATGATAGCCAGAGATTTCCACGGTGGTCAAAATGATTGGTTTTACGTTGGTCCTGCTGTGAATGAGTTATTACCAATGAGCACCCCACTGTTATTAACGTTTGTGTGGTTGATGACCATTTATCTGGATGTCAACAATTTCTTCTACGTATTCGCCTGGTTGTTTACTTCTTTTTCAATACTGTTCCCTTCATTTAGGAGGACTAATGGCTGGTTGCCTTTTGAAACTATAGTGATAGCACCAATAATTGAAGAACACATCAAAACTAAGTGCTGGTGGGCTCCTTTATTGCTCGGTGCAATGGAGACAAGAGAGTTTTCTTTAGTATTCTTCCTTTACAGATCGCTGAATCATTACGCTATTTCTAGTGTTGGTGGCTCGTATGCAGTCTCGTTGTCCATTCACATGACACTAAATTTCCTCATATCATATTCGGCCTCTAAAAGGAATCGACACGACATGGCTTGCCACATTGTGATTCTTTTTACGACCTTGGTAGGTGTTTTCAGTCCAATGATGCCACTTTACCAGTTCTGGTTAATATTTTCTTCTCTATTTATTCTCTCATCAGGGCTAACTATCCAAAGGAATGTTTTACCCATGAGAGCCACCGAGTACCTTTATGGCTACGGACTGTTAGAAGATAATACGATGTTGAAGAAAAGAGCCGTTGGTAATCCTGTCGCTGTTTCAATGATTAAGAAAGGAGCCACTTCTGTTTCAGCTGCTTATAAGAGTCGAGCGGAAGGTGTGCTTGATCCACGTGGAATTGGTATAGTTCCACCGCACCCAACTACGAATAGTCCCAAGGTAATATTGGAAGGCTACGTTGGTAGGCTGTGCAGTGAATCAGTTGAGCCGGATCCAAAAGTTTTTGCTGAATTGGAAACTTGGGTGAAAGAAACATTTCTCGCAAGAATACCTTCAATAAAGGAATCTGAGTTAACCACAATGAAAGATTATCTGGAGGGAGTAAGCAAAAGCAAACAAAAACAGTACACGAAAGCATATGAAGACTTTTGCAAAGCCGACCCACAGCAGCAAAAGAAAATGATTTCAGAATTAGGTGTACATGGAGCCTTCACAAAGTCGGAGTTTTATGAAAAAGCCACAGACTCCCGAGCTATATACACTCCTGACGATTTAGCTAAGTGCCTCTACGGATGGATGTTTAGTCAAATTGAAAGGGAGTTGTACAAAATGCCGGAGATCGTAAAACATATCCCTGTGAATAAGAGAGCCCAATATATTAAGAACAGATTAAGACGATTTCGGAAGTTTCTTGAGACTGACTTTACCTCTTTGGAGGGGTCAATTTCTAGACAATGGATGGAAAAAATAGAATTCTTAGTGTATAAACATTTCTTCAAAGATTGCTCAACAGAAACCAAGGAGCTCGTAGACCAACTGTTAAGTTTACTTTCCAGCACTGTAGTGACAAAAACCAAATGGTTTAAGACGTCCAGAATTGCAGGAAGACACAGTGGAGCTATGAATACAGCACTTGGCAATGTTCTTACAAATATTATATTGATAACATTTCTATTTGAAACTCAAGGTATCGACTTCATAGCGGTATTTGAAGGAGACGATGGATTAATCAACTGCGACACCATCCCAGACTTGACTGTTCTTAGAAAGTTAGGGTTTAAGGTCACATTTGATGTTGCAGATAATATTGGAGAACTCAGCTTCTGCGGCATGAGATTTTCAACCAGTGGGCAAACAATGACAAATCCATTTATGGTGATTTCAAAGTTAACATTTATACCGAAGCAATATATGTTAGCCAAACAAAAATTGAAAGACCAGCTGATAGCACTTAAATGCATTAGTCACTTGTTTGAACACCCAAATTGCCCAATGTCTTCTGCTTATGCTAAGGCGATGTTGAAGAAACTAGACACAAAAATGTCGAAATCAACACTGCTAAAGCTAGTCAATAAAATGCACATACCTCTATATGAGAAGAATCGCTATTTTGACTTGCTGGCTGAGTACGAGGCACCTATATTGGCAGAAACGATAATTAATAACGACACACGACTTCTTTTTCAAAGATGTTACGGAGTATCGCCTTACACACAACGATTGTTTGAACAAGACCCGTTGTCTGATTTATCAAGAAAATTGTTTTCCAGACTTTGCCCAGTTGAATGGATACACAATATGCACACTTGTATTTCGGATAGACCATCAAAGGGTTTGGTTGTTGAGACAATCTATGAGGGAGTATACTGTAAAACCCCTGACGGAAACAGAATAATTAGGATGGAAAACTGCAAGACAGATAAGATAGTTGACGAACAGCAGAAGTACACCAAGAAGTCTTTCAAGAAATTGACACAAGCTATACTTGATCACCCGTCAACTGGGCCAAGATTTATATCACACACTTTCTTAACAAGTATACTTACCGCATAATGTCAAACACTTCAAAACAAGTAAAAATTATCAAAACCAATATCAATAAAAGCAAAAATTTAAAATCAAAATCACCCCTTCAACCAAGTTTGAAGGTTAAAAATAAAATCAACAAACAACAAACAAATGAAAAAGACGTCAACGCTTTCATTAGTGGAGTTTTAGTACCGTATTTTAACAATTTACAACAACAAAACCAACCAATGATTGAACCAATGTTATTTCCAACAGAAGTACACCCAGGATACGCTGTAACAAGTCTTCCGGTGGAAACTAATGGCAGATACGCAGCATTCCTTATTTCACCAGAATTCAAAAACACATTAGAAGTAATTACTGTTTCTGACGATACAACTGCAGTCCAACCTGTTATTTCCGAAAAAGACTTAGAGCTTAAACGAGTGAAATTTCAGTCCTTTTGGGTTGCCAGCAATTTCGAGAACAGCTCAGGAAAAGTAATTTTAAGACCGTCTGAGGCTCCTAGTCTACCTGGAGTGTATCTCAACCGATATGGGGGATACAACCACGGAGGCATGGAATACAAAGGCCTTTGGACATTCCCTAATGATTCTTCAGTTTCATTTTCATTCACAGACATCAAACTCACAGGAGGACAGCCAACCAATTTTAGTATGGATGTCACCTTACAAGTTTGTCAAGTTTCATCTTTCGCAGAGGATGGATTTGAAGTGCTTGGAGAAAAGACAGTAACCATTGTACCAGGAGGCAACGCATTAGCAACAGTCTCTCTAGCAGGAACTTATCAAGATCTCGCATTTAGAGTAGTTGGAACAACCACTTCCAATGTTACAATGAAAATCCTACAGACATTTGGTGGAAACCCATTTGTCTTGCAAGCAACAGTAGGTCACAGATTCGATCTTTTTGATTTGCCCAATATGGAGCAATACAGATCTGAATATGACTTGGCTTCGCAAGTGACGATTACTGGAATGTCTTTTGATCTCAGAAACGTAACAGCTATCTTAAACAAATCTGGAGCAGTGATTGTCGCCGAGATTCCTCAAGGATCAAGGGCACTTTTACCACCAAGCGCGAAAGATATTTATAGATACTTGTCATCATTACAATCTGACACTTCTGGAGTATTACAATTAGCTGAGGGAGCAAGTGGATCTTACTTCCCGATGGACTTAGAGGACATTGAACCTGAATCAAAACGAGCCGGACTCGATAGAGATACAGACGATCACCACAAACCATTAATTGTAGTCGCAATCGACAATAATGGAACACAAGCAACACTCAATTTGGAACTAAAAATGACATGGCAATACATCACAAACTCTTCAGTTACTCCACCTTTCCAAGCGAGAGGAAGTAGAGCGATGTACATGCACATGATTTCTCACTATTCCCATTCTAGGGCGTTTGGAACATCTGAAACAAAACAAAAAAGACACAAAGAAAACGAAAAACGATTCAGAACCGATCCAACAACCAAAGAATTAGCACGAGAATGTCTCAAGAACTGGAAATCACACCCACCCGTTGCCCTTTGTTTGAATTAATAAATTGATCTCCCCGTAATGGGGAGTTAGTAGCCCTGCGAAAGCAGTCAGGAACTGGCGTTCCTGCGGTGGCGAGCCCGACACTTCCGCGTTAAGGAAGCGTAAACAGAGACCCACGATAGGGAAGACCCGC